CCAATAGATTCCAATCATTTATTTGCGGCCAACCTGCATTTAGCCAAGTTTCAATTTGGTCTTGAGGAATACCTCGCCCGCACAACACCTGCTCTACTGGAGTATCATATAATTCTTCAGTATATTTCTTTAATTTCAATCTATCACCTCCCTATAATATAATTCTATTCTTAAATAGATATTCAAAAATTTCAGGACTATTTGAATCTAAAGGATTTTGTTTATATCCTGTTAATCCCTCTTTATCAAACATAATACTAATGTTGGCTTCACTTTTATATTTTTCATTTAGCTTCATTAGTCTATTGACAACTCTATAGTAATTATCATCGCCAACTTCTTCAAAGTCTCTGTCAAATGCAATAACTACTTCTTTAGCACCACTATCCAATAGAAGTTGGAATTGATACCTAGACAAATTATTGCCGCAACATGCAACTGAAATATTATTTTCAATACCAAACATCGTCATGTACTGCAAACAAAACTTTTCAGATTCCGCTACAATTACCGTCCCATAATCTTTAATTTTATCTTTAGATTTATTTAGTCCAAAGTCAACAAAAGAAAGTGGGTGTTGATATGACTTCCCACTAATTCTTGCGGGACGATATTTACCATAAATTTCATCTTCTTGGATTAAAGTTCTTTGTCTAATTCCCACCAATCTATTGTTTTCATCATAGTGCGGGATAATGATACTACCATTTAAAGGATTATATCTAATGTTCATATAATCACAAACTTCTTTAGATATTCCTTCTTTTTCCCAAGGTAAAATTCTAGGTTGCGGGAAATATCTAATTATATTATCATCTATTTGCGGCAAAAGAACTTTATTATTTTCTCTAGGTTCTAATTGATTAATTTCATTATATCGCCTAAATAAATCTATATCAGGATTAACTGAATAATCATTTTCCGCATCGTCTAATTTCCATTGTAAATTTAGAAAATTAACTATATAAATAATAGCTTGATTCAAATCTACATTCTGTACTTTGCGGACTAACTCAAAAATATCAAAGCTATCTCCGCAATGTGTGAAACATGTAAATCTTTGACTGTTGCTATAATAATATAGTTTATTGCTGGCTGAATCTAATTCTTCTAAAGAATTGTGACAGATGGTTTTACATGTAATAAAACCTCCATGGTCTACTGGCTCAGCCTGGAGGTGTTCAAGCAATAAAAACACATCTTCATCAGTAATCAATTCTTTTACTTCATCTATATTATACACTTAACACCTCCTTAATCTTCTATTTTTACCAAATTATATTTATAATCTGTAAGAAATAAACTTTCAAATCTACAGATACCTTTATCTAAATATCCCCACATATAACATTTATTAATGCTACCTCTGCGGTTCTTATAAATACTAATTTTTACATTGGGAATTTTGCAATCTAACTGTTTACAAACTTCTGTGACCGTCTCTATATCCTCCATCGTTGCATCTAGTAAAATTTCTCCAACATCAATCTTCGCTACTACCTTATATTTCTACAAGGGCTAGACTATATCTTTACCATACTTAATACTAAGGTTAGGTAGTCCGTACTTCGGATGATTAATCCTACTCCCTGGCGGGATAGTCGTTGAACCTTCTTCTCCCGTTGAAGAAGCTCGGCTGCTGATTGCCCAATCTTTATAATTTTCAAACATTCACACTTATCTTTACAGATTATGTTGTAGTTTATAAAGCTCTAAGGGTGTTCCAGCAATTCTCGGACTCATAATACTATTAATTTCTTAATAGCACGACTAGTTTAATTTGCGCAATTAAAATTAATCTCCTAAACTTTTCGCTCCCCTAAGTAGATTCTGGTCAGGAATTTCAGATGTCTTCCAATCTTGAGAGAGCTGAGTTGCTGTTAAAATAAATACACCAAATTGATTAGCAATATCCTTTAACCGCACACCCATTAAAAATAGAACATTATCTTCCCTAAGTTTAGTACCATTAGACATTCTAGCAATTTCCCCTAGTAACTTTGCGGAAGTGTGAATATAGTCCAAAGCTACATAATGCACTTTCCGCACTCTAATATTTCTTTTAATACAATTCTCTATATCTTTGAGAGAGAAGTCAGGCATCTCTTCAATATATAAAGGAGATTGTGCTAAAATTTCTGCTGCTCTATAAACTCTGTCTTTTTCTTCATAATTATATCTGTTATTAAGAATATGTTCTTCATTAACTCCAGAAATAAAAGCTAAAGCCATTGTTGTTACTTCGGGAATATCTAATTCTGTGGAAATAAATAATGTAGCATTCTTACAACCATTATCTTTCCACTGACCAGTATTAACATCATAAATGGTATCACAAGCAAAGTTACATGCATCTGCTATTAGCATTCGGGATTTACCTACGCCCGTAGCGGCAGACCGCATATAAACCTTACCTAACCTAGCACCTCTAGCTATTCTGTTGGCAAAATTAAATTTACCACCATCATACATCTCAATTCCTACTTCTGGATTATTCTCTAGTTCTTCAAGAATACCCATTACATTGTCACCAATAGCAACTGAATCATCATCATTAACTTTATCAATATAATCTTCGCGGACGTTCAATACTCTAGTTTCAATTAAATCTGCAATTTCACTTAAAGTATATTTATCTAAATTATTCTCCTGCTGTTGTTTTTTCTTTACATCAAAAATGTTATCAGGGTCATAAATAAAAGATACATCTACACCACTATTATCATATTCTCGCAAAAGCGTCATCTTCTTTACTTTATCATAATAATAATCAAAGTTTGGAAGGTCGGCATTCTGCATGGCATTGATTAACCAACTTGCGCCATTTTGAGTTTTATAAATGGCTAAACTCTCAGGTCTATTCTTTAGATAATCTTCAATCACTTTGGGATTAAAATTCTCTGTACCCATTTGCCGCAAATTAAATGCCGCCGCAAATATCACTTTATGAATATCTGTTAGAAAATCTCTATCATCAAAAGAGTATTTTCCATCATCGTCCAAAAGTGAAGGTTGCACTAGGATACATGAAACTAATTGCGCGACTGCCGTCGCATCATATAGCTTAGCACCAATAATTCATCACCTCCTAGTTTAAAGTAAAGAGCTTCACTCTTTTTGGTTTTTTAAATGGTGTTGAGTGTTGTTGATAATTAAAATCAGACTTAGGCATGTAATCATTTGCGTCAATTCCTTCATATCTATGCTTTATTTCTTCTTGACGCTCATAATACTCCATAGCTTCATTATAAACAAAATCAACAATACCAATTCCACCATTTGATGCTTCTGGGTCTCCTTCTTTAACATCAAACCAGTAGTCTAAGGTTTGTAGGATACCCTCTACAGTGCGGCCAGACTGAACTAAAGATTTAATTTGTCTGTCAATTTTAGTTTTTGTATATTTGTCACCTAGAATATTTTTCATTTTAAAATGAATTTTTTGTTCCACTAATTCTTTATCTTTATTCCTCTGGTGACAATAATCATGTGCATATCTTTTGCCAACTGAAATAACATTAAATAAATCCCTATTCATCTCTTGCCCGCAATATAGACATTTAACTAGTTGTTTACTCATTGTTTAACCAACTTCTAAATCAAATTTATGGGCATAATATTCTTTTTTAAATAATCTATACTACCCCATATACTTCCTTTCTCTTAAATTACCATATATTTATATTATATCATAAATAAATAATGCTGTCAAAACAAAAAAGAGGGCTACTATCAATTTAGTAACCCTCCTATTCTTTTAATTACAGTCCGTTAGCTACAGCATCTTTAAGGTCTGAAACAATCAAATCAAGAATTTCAGCTTGGTCGGGCGTCATATCTTTCACTTTCTTACCCTTTCCAAAGTCTTGATTGATAATTTCTGTAATCCTTACAGCCCAAACATTTTCAAAGTCTGGACCTGTGGCTTCTTGAATTTGTCCAACAATAGTATTAAATTCTTTCATCAATGCATTAAAATCATATGTTGGTGCGGCGGTTTGACGGATAACAGGTTTATCTGTTACATATTTCCCATCACTCTCTTCAGCCTGTTTATCAATAGCGTCACCAATAGCATTAACAAGATTTTCATATGTAAATTCAATCTTATCAGGAGTGTGCGCAAACCTACTCCCAGCTAAGAACCTAGGCGTTCCACGCATATACAAAGCAGTATGCGTAGAACCGTCATCTCGTTGCTCTGGGTGAGCGTAACCGATAATGTCACTCATTCTATCAACAATCAAGCGTGGACGATTGGCCAATGTTGGGACAATTTGATTGTACTCTTGTCCGGTTTCATCTACAAAGGTTTTATCTTGTGCGTGACTAATCATTACCAAACCATATCCGAGCTGCGGAATCTGGCGAAGAGTTTCATCAAACTCTTTAGTTGCCGCTGCAAATCCTTGACCATATGGCATCTGTGAAATTGTTTCTACACCATTTTGAGAACAAATATATTTTTCACACAAATCATACGCGATGTCAACAGTGTCCAGTGTGATATTTTTATACAGTTCATGTGCCTTATCTTCTTTAAGCTGTTTGATTACCTTCTTAAAATCTGACCAGCTGTTGATTGGAATAGCTGTTACGCCACTCAAAGTTAGATAACCAATTTCAAAAGCCAAAAGCAAATTCTTTTCAAACTTTGATGCAATTGTTGTTTTCGTTAGACTATATCTTAAAACATTTAGAGAGGAATTCTGGAAAATACAAAGCCTCTTAACTTTTTCGTGAGTTTAATATATCGGCAAATAGAAGATGGAGATACTCCAAAATCTTTAGCACATTCTTCTTGAGACACATATTTTTTAACAAAATTTCCTTCATCATCATAAACATAAACAGCTTTTAAGGCTGTATTAAACCAAGGTTTAATTTTATCTTTTTTGTAGCTCTTAAACTGATATTTAAGATAATGTTGTTGTTCTTCTTTTACACAGCGATGAATACTGGTAGCATCTATTTGCAATTCTCTTGCTGCATCAGCTACGCTTTCATAGGCTTTTTGAAAGTTTCCATCTAAATCATACTGATAACACTTAACAAGGCTATTTTTTTGCAACCCCATTCTATAAGAATGTCGCATGTTTTCTAACGCGGTGGACCACTCAAGGTTGTCTAAATTATTATTTAATTTGTTTCCATCAATATGATTTATTTGTAAATCGTCCATATCTTCACAAGGTTTAAATGCCTTCATTACAAGCCTATGCACACTACACATCTTATCCATTCTATATCTTAAATGTACCATTCGATATCCATTGTTCCAAACGGTACCCCCTAGATAAGTCATTTTCTTATCATTTCTAACCAATCCTGTGTTAGATACAGAATAGCATGTTTCTTGTCCGTTTATGATAATTTTTTTCCATTGTATTTCCATTTTTCCCCTAACTAAACGCCATCGGGCATTTCACTTCTAAAAGCTACGGTTATAAAACCTAGTCGTTGAACCTTATTCTGTTCTAGAATCTTGGCTGCGGATTGCTAAAATCTTAAACTTATTACTTTACCTCAAGAGTTACCTATTGCCATTATTATATCCCTATAATAATTTAGTATTTAAGATTATTCTAGTGTTCCCGCAATTAACCCAATTTAATGCGAGCAAAACTACTAATTAGCAAAACCCGCTTTAGGCTCTCCATAAAAAAGCACTGTATAGCCACTTAGGTCGCGGCTAACCTCATGAGGTTTAATATTAAAAATATCAATTGCCATATATTATCTCCTTTTATCTCTATATTTTATTTTAGAAGGTTGGGAGTAGTATCCCCCACTACTACTCCCACATCTATACGTATCTACTTTATATTAAAATGCATATCCATCTTCAAATGGGGTTTCTACCTTAGAAGCCGGAGTTGCTGTTGCAAAACCAGAATTGCGGTTACGATATTCCAGCTGTCGTGTTTTCTCACTTGCTACATGTTCCTGACGTTTCTGTACTAGTTCCGCAAACTCTTCAGCAGTAATTGTGGCCTCACTATCAAAGTCCTGCTTTACAGAAGCACCTTCAACTTGCCAAGATTGGAATTTGCGGGAAGTTGTATTTACTACCGGAGCACCAAAAGCAACTTCTTCTTTGCTCGTTTCTTCACTTACAACAGTATTGGTAACAATGCTACCCCAAAGATGTACGACCGCTGGATTCTTTTGGCTAATCTCCATACCCTCAAAAGCATAAATGCCTTCTTCCTTGCTTACAGATAGAGATAGAGGGATTAGATTATTGCGGAAATCAAATACATTACCTTTGAGTTCAAGATAATCATCACCATTTTCTACTTCATGATGTACTACAGTATCAATTACCATATCAACATCAAATACCGCCGGCTTTGTGATATTGCCAGTAAGTGCGGAACAGAATGAACCACGGATTCGCTTAGGCGCTACCATTGTCTGGTCACGTTCACTCCAGAAATCATTTACCTCAATTGCCGCACTAGAAACTCGAACCTTTTGGGCATTTGCCTTACCAACACTAATCCATGTTTTATTGTCTTGAATTAGAGTTTGAAGGAAGTTGTAAGTTTCATTAGGATTACCCTTCGTAGTCATTGGTGTTACATAACCATAATGAACTGTCACAACATTCAGGCCCTCTTCATCTGTGGCAATCTTTAGGTCACCAGCAATATAATTTTGGCCTGCCTTACTTGTTCGTTCGTTCAGGGTGTGCTCAAAAACATAGCCTTGAACCTCAACATTGTTTTTCCACTTTTTCAATTTTACTCCTTTAACTTGAAGTTTTAATACTTTTTATATTATAACACCTATTTAGATGTTTGTCAACAAAAAATTTTTAATTTTTCTTTGGATATTTGCCGCAGCTATATTCTTCATTACAATAGCCGCAGACTTCACACTTAGGCTTAAACAATAACTCACATAGTTCTTTCCACTCTTGGCTATATTCGCACAAAGCATCTGTAATATCTTTCATTAAACCTCTATATTCAATGTAAGCCCTATTACATAAGCGAACATGTGACATTT